CTTGCTACCTGTCTTGATCGACTCGATTGTTGACTTTTTCAGTTCCAATATCGGTGTCATCATCGAGGCTGGAATCCTCCTCATTACTTCACTGATCACAGCTCTTCCACAGATAATCACAAAGATCGTCTCTGCGATACCTCAGATCATTTCATCGCTCGTGCAATCTCTTACGAGCAGTGACTCTGTCGGGAAGCTGATACAGGCTGGTGTAGACCTGCTCATTTCACTGATCACAAACCTGCCAACCATAATCGTCGAGGTTGTCAAGGCAATCCCGCAGATTATCGCTGCATTGGTCAAGGGCTTTATGGACAGCGTTGGCAAGATCGCCCAAGTAGGCCTCGACCTGATCAAGGGCTTGTGGCAGGGAATCTCTGATGCCGGAGCCTGGCTTTGGGAGAAAATCTCAGGCTTCTTTGGTGGGATAGTAGACAGGATCAAAAACTTCTTCGGCATCAAGTCGCCGTCTACCCTTTTCGCTGGTATCGGAAAATCGAATGCTGAGGGCTTTGTGATGGGCATGGGGAATGCCCTAGATGCAGCTCACGACGAGCTACAAAGCAAGCTCTCATTCGATGCTGGGGAGATCAAGAGCACGCTGGCACCGATGTCTGAGTTGATGGGCAGCGGGTCATCAAGCCGGGAATCGCGGGAACTACTCGATGCACTTCGTGACCTCACAAAGGCCCTAAACGAAAGGCGTGGAGACAGCGGCATCTCAATAGGAAGCCTCACATTCTCATCCAATTCCGAAGAAGGCAAGGCTCTGAAAAAGCTTGAGCAGGCACTCTCGATACGTTACAGGGCAGGGATGGCATATGTCTAGCGCAACTACCTCTGCCGACTATGTGGGCTCTGCTGGGTTGAGGGCCTATGCAGAATGGGAGCAGTCATCACTGACTGCTTCTCAGGTTACTTTTCGTGTCTACGGTGCCGCGCAGATGATCTGGTACTACCTCTATGGCGCGCGTGTTGAGGTCTCAGTAAACCAACCAGAGGGAACACCCAGAGGGTCAGCCTCAAATGCCGGTTACCTTAACACAAACCCTTACGGTAACTGGCTGCCGTTCGCTGAAACCGACTGGGCATATGTGACCTTCAATAGGGGCGGCTCCGACGTAACCGCCTATATCCGCGCCAGGGCATCGGGAGAGAATGTTCCTGGTGCTGGCGGGGCTTTTGCTGGTCTCGGGCGCATGGTAGACACGGGTTGGCAGACTCTTGGTACCATTACAATACCAAAGCTGGCCATTCCAGCTGCACCTACAGACATCTCAAACGTGCGAGATTCAGACAATAAAAACACTGTCTCATGGACGAGTGTTCTGACAGCCGGGCCGTACACAAGCATCATCTTGCAAAGATCGGTCAATGGTGGAGCCTACAGCACGCTGCAAACACTCTCAGGCGCAACTACATCCTATGCAGATACAGCTACTCAGGCTAACAGTAGCTATGCATACCGTGTTTGCGCGTCGAATGCTTCTGGTAGCTCATCCTATGCAACATCAGTAACCACCTACAACACCCCTGCTGCTCCTGGCACTCCGACGGCATCTCGCATTGATTCAGCGACTGTCAAAATTGATTTCAGCAATCCCGGAATCACTCAGACTCACACAGAGCTTCAGCGATCATCAAATGCAACATCGTGGACAACTGCCTCAACGCCTACCGGTACAAGCATAGCATCACTGAACGATATACCTGGCCCTGGCACTTTGTGGTACTACCGGGTCAGGAATACGCGGAGCACCCTTGTCTCTGCTTGGTCTGATCCTTCTAATGCTGCTGTGATGATTGTAGAGCCTGATGCGCCCGCACCTACAAGCCCCGCAAGTGGCACTGTCATAAGCAAGGCACTTGCCAGTATCCGCCTCGAATGGACACATAACCCCAAAGATGGATCAGGGCAAACATCTGCAAAGATACGCCATTCTGTAAACGGCGGCACATCATGGTCGCCAGAGATAATCACAGACAGCGCAAATCAATACTACGATCTTGCTAACTCATTTGCTGTCAATGCCACCGTGACATGGCAGGTCTGCACGAAGGGAGCGCACACGAACTTTGGGGCGTGGTCATCCTCGATGACATTTGTTGTCCGTCAGGTGCCACAGGCCACCATACTTACACCGGCTTCAGGATCGACACTCACTGACATGCCGCTGTTGGTCACCTGGAGCTATTCGGATCAGTCGGGAAGCCAGATAGAGGCGACCCTGTCACTTCTGACTACCAACAGCGAGATGGTATTTCGCAAGTCAATCTCTGGTGCTGGTGCGTCGATCTCGGTCAATTCTTTTGAATTCTTGCCGATCAATGGCGAGACTTACGCGCTCAAGCTTGATGTGCGCTCATCCTCGTCGTTAACCGCAGATACAACCAGCGCGCTATCTGTGAGCTATATTGAGCCCTCTACGCCAACAGGAGAATACTCCATTAATGAAACTCTCGGATCAGCAGCTATCATCGCTATTGCTTCGCCAACAGCAGGTCTTCCACCTACTGTATCGGTTGGCATATTCCGTAAGCATGCTGATGGCCGCCTTGTTTCTCTGGTTGATCAGGTGCCGTCTGGCACAAGCTACTACGATGCCTATCCTCCGCTTGACCAGGCGTTTGAATACCTGATCGTTGCCTATACCGCAAGCGGACTCACATCACGCCTTGCCTTGCCGGCAAAGATATCGTCATGCGGGTGTGCGTTTTTCAACTTCGGGTCCAGTTATTACGATGTAGCTAAAATATCGCTGAACCCTGACTACAGCCGCACAGAAGAGCACACTAAAGAGTTCTACCACACAGCAGGGTCAAATCCTGCTCCACTTGTTTTCTACGGACATGGCGTGAGTGTCGAAGGGTCTGTTACGGGCACCTGCATGCGCACAAAAGAGGTTCCATCTAGTTCGATCGATGACATAGACAAGCTTGCTGCCTACAGGGGCTATGTGGTCATGAGACTACCGCATGAGCCCGCGCGACCGGTTGATGTAACTGTGTCTCACTCATTCTCGAAATTCGGGAAAATCTCAGGTGTTTCAATTGCATGGATAAGGGTGAGGGCTGATGGACTGGCTATCTAGTGACAGGACAGAAAGCTTCCGTTATGTCTTAGTCGATGCGAAGACGATGCAGGAGACCCGTGAGTTGGACTGCTTTGTCGATGGTGGCACTATCAGCTTCAATGACTTGACATCGATCAGGGTGACAGGCGCGCTTCCGTTTTACATGCTACCAGCTGTTGGTATGGACTATCTCAGGGTCTACTCAACTCATGAGCTGCATGGCGAGGTTATCGAGCTGTTGCATGGCACCTTTATGGTGGCAACGCCTACGAGTGCCATACACGGTCAATCACGGACAGGCGAGGCAGCTATCTATTCGTTGTTGCAGATCGTAGCAGATGCAGCTTCGGGTGCTCCGGTTTCGATGCCAGCAGGCACAAATGCGATAGATAAAGCATCCGATCTAATCAGGGCCTTGGGCTTATCAGTGGTTGCAGACAGCTCCACAACCACGCTATCAGTTGATGCCAACTTCAAGGCCGGAACGCCTTTTCTTGAGATCGTGAACTACCTTTGCTCAGTAGCGGGTTTCTCTGGTGCAAATGTCGATGCATCAGGGACAATCAGGCTCTTTACGTATCAAGACCCATCAACTCGCGCTCCTTCGGTCGAATTCATAGACGATGACCGCTGCGTGTTCTTGCCAGAGGCCCTCTATGAGTTCGACATCTTCTCCGTTCCGAATGTAGTGATTGCCGTGATGTCTAATGAGGTCACCTGCATGGTTGCCACAGCAAAGAATACCGACCCAACCTCTCCATACTCCACCGTCTCAAGGGGGCGCGAGATAGTACACCTTGAGGAAATCTCTGATATCGCAAGCCTGAAAGACTTACAGGAGCGCGCGCACAGGGTACTGGCTGAGAAGAATTCCTCAGTGGAGAGTATTGAGATCACACACACATTCTTGCCATATCTGCCTGGTGAGGTGGCGCGTTTCTCATA